CCAAGATTGGATTTAAGACCCGCTACGGCATGGTCGCCAATCCATTCGCGGAAGGTACAGTCCAGGGTCAGGGTGCTCTTACCGTCAACGCTAACAACTACTACAGGAGAGTCAAAGTTTCAAATCTCATGTGAGTCTTTCTCACAATCTCAAGGGGACCTTCGGGTCCCTTTTTTTATATCTAAATAAAAATAAAAATGTCTTGCTCCTTTCCCAACCAAATTGATAATAGGAACTTTCTATCACCAGTTGGGTTTAAGTTTTCACTAGCAAAAGAACCTAAAGTTGCCTTTTATTGTAATACGGCAAGAATACCAGAAATTACATTATCTCTCAATACTCAACCATCATACTTAAAGGATCTTGATATTCCTGGTGATAAAATTACCTATGGAGATTTGAGTTTGAGATTTATGGTTGATGAGAATATGGAAAACTATATGGCGATTCATAACTGGTTGACCGGTCTTGGATTTCCGGAAACAACTCAACAATATAATGATCTTATTTCTGTAGTCAATGATGTAACTCAACCACAAGATCCTAAAAGAGCATTTAGTGATGGAAGTCTTTATATACTAAACAGCAATTATAATACAACTGCCGTAGTAAAGTTTAAGGATTTATTTCCAGTATCATTAAGTTCATTACAGTTTGATGCTACACAAACAGATATTCAATACTTTACAGCAGATGTATCTTTCAAGTATACTGTCTATAATATCCTAGATAAAAACAACAAACCTTTATGAATCTCAATTTAGATGAAATTCAGGAAATGTGGGAAAGAGACTCTGTGATTGATCCTGATAATCTACATGAAGAGTCACTCAAAATACCTCAACTTCACTCAAAATATTATACTCTATATAATACCATCACTCTTCTTCGTGAAAAGGCAAGAGAAACATATAATAGAGTTCGTTTAGAACGATACAACTACTACTCAGGAAAGGCACCAGCAGAGGCATATGTTGAAGAACCATTTCCGTATAAGGTTAGAGATAAAGACGCCTTACAGAGGCATATGGACGCTGATGAGAGACTCAATAAAATAGACCTAAAAGTCAGATATTATGATGTGATGTTGAAGTTTCTAGAAGAGATTATTAAATGCATTTCCAATAGGACTTATCAAATTAAAAATTCTATTGAGTTTATGAAGTTCACCGCAGGGTACAATTGACCGAATAAATACTCATAACTGATATGTTATGAATGTCTCATTTGGTGATATCAAAAAAGAACGAAGTATATTTGCAGATAGAAGCGGAACCTCACATCTATTACGAATTGCGTGATGCATTTCAGTTTGAGGTCCCTAATGCAAAATTTTCCCCCTCCTACAAGAACAAGTGGTGGGATGGTAAAATTTATATGTTTAATATCAACACTCAAGAAATCTATATTGGTCTTTTAGATCGTGTGATTCAGTTCTGTAAAGATCACGAATATACCTATGAGTTTGTAAAGAATAAGTTTTATGGTCTTCCTTTTGAGGTGAATGAAAATATATCAAAAGAAGGTGTGAGTGATTATCTAAAATCTATTTGTTCTCATACTCCACGCGACTATCAAATAGAGGGAGTATACGACGCCTTAAAACATAATAGAAAGTTGCTGATATCTCCAACTGCTTCTGGAAAGTCCCTGATGATATATGGGATTGTGAGATATTATGTTGAGAGGCAACAAAATATTCTCGTAGTTGTTCCAACGACATCCCTTGTAGAACAAATGTATAAAGATTTTTCAGATTATGGATGGGATGTTGGTTCATACTGCCACAAAATCTATGCTGGAAAAGAAAGAGAAACAGATTCTCAAGTCATTATTACAACTTGGCAGTCGATTTACAAACTTCCAAGACAATACTTTTCTAGATTTAATGTTGTTGTGGGAGATGAGGCACACCAGTTTAAATCAAAGTCATTAGTATCTATAATGACTAAACTTTCTGATGCAAAATATCGTTTTGGATTTACCGGAACACTAGATGGATCAGAAACTCATAAGTGGGTTCTGGAAGGTCTTTTTGGACCTTCTTATAAAATCATCAGAACAAATGAGTTAATGGAAAAGGGTCATATTGCCGATCTGGACATTAAGATCTTATTACTTAAACATTTACCGCAGAGATTTGAGACCTTTGAAGATGAAGTTCAGTATTTAATCAATCATCAGAAGAGAAATAACTTTATTAAAAATCTAGCACTTGATCTGAAAGGAAACACTTTAGTTCTATTCACAAGAGTAGAAACTCATGGTCAACCTCTATACGAACTTATAAATACTCACAAGCAAGATCAACATAAAGTATTTTTTATTCACGGTGGTGTTGATGTTGAAGACAGAGAAAAAGTAAGAGAAATAACGGAGAAAGAAAATAATGCGATCATCGTTGCTTCCTATGGCACTTTTTCTACTGGTGTCAATATCAGAAATCTTCATAATGTTATATTTGCTTCACCTAGTAAATCAAGAATCAGAAACCTCCAATCAATCGGAAGAGTCCTAAGAAAAGGAAACAATAAAACAAAGGCAACTCTTTATGATATTGCTGATGATGTAAGTTACAAGTCCAGAAAAAACTATACTCTAAATCATCTTATAGAAAGAATCAAAATATATAATGAGGAACACTTTAACTATGAAATCGTAAATATACCTCTTAAAAACTAATGGAAGAAGAGTTTTATTCCATACTTAAGTTAGTATCAGGAGAGGAGATATTCTCTCTTATTTCAGTAGACGAGAATGATGGAGACCCTATTATTATTCTACAAAGACCAGTAATAATGAAAACTGTTACTAATTCTAATGATATTTCTTATATTAAGATTAAACCTTGGATGGAGATCTCTGATGATGATATTTTCTTTATTAAACTTGATAAAGTGATTACTATGACTGAATCTAAAGATACAAAACTAATTCAGTTATATGAATACTACTTAAATGATGACTCTGTTGAAGTTTATAAACCGGGTGGTCAAGTATCTTTGGATTCTGAAATGGGATACATTGATACTGTAAAAGATGCCCGTAAGAAACTGGAAGATTTATTTAAGAAAAAGTCTTAATGTCTTTAATAAAAGCTTAGATAAAACTTATCCTTCAACGGGGACAAACCTAGTCTACATGTATTTTCAAGACTTGTCAAGCCCCTTGAATATGTGCTATAATAAAAACAACTTATACTAAAAGTCCAATGTTATGCCTAAAAAAAATTCAGAGCATTATGTAAACAATAAAGAGTTTCTAGAAGCTATTATTGTTTATAAAAGTAAGGTAAAGAAGGCAGCAGAAAAATACTTTGAGAAGTATGATGAACATCCTCCAAAAGCAGGAAAATGGGAAGGTAAACCCAGAATCCCAGATTATCTCGGAGAATGCTTTCTTAAGATTGCAACACACCTATCATATAAACCAAACTTTGTAAACTATATGTTTAGAGAAGATATGATTTCTGATGGTATTGAAAACTCCGTTCAATATATTCATAACTTTGACCCAGAAAAATCCAGTAACCCTTTTGCTTATTTTACTCAGATTATTCACTATGCCTTTTTGAGGCGCATTCAGAAGGAAAAAAGACAACTGGAAATTAAGACAAAAATTATTGAACGAACCGGTTATGATGAAGTTATGACGATTGATGATGGGTTGCTCTCTGGAAATAATTCAGAGTTCAACAGCATGAAAGACGCCATTCAATACAGAAATAATCGATGACCCGCGTAGCTATTTTTACAGACAGCCACTATGGGTGCCGGAAAGGTTCCAAACATCTTCACGATTACTTTGAACTGTTTTATAAGAATGTATTTTTCCCTGCACTTGAAGAACATGGAGTAGAGATAGTCATTCATATGGGAGATGCTTTTGATAGTCGTAAATCAATTGATTATCAGAGTCTTGAGTGGGCAAAGAGAGTTGTTTTTGACCCTCTTAAGAAATATGAAGTTCATATGATTGTTGGAAATCATGATTGTTACTTTAAAAATTCTAATGATGTAAACTCACCATCACTTCTTCTAAACGATTATTCCAACATAAAAACATATAGTTCTCCTACAAATACAAAGGTTGGTGGAATCGATGTGACCTTTATTCCTTGGATTTGTAGTGAGAATCATGATGAAACTCTAAAAGTCATTAAAAAATCCAAAGCAAAGATTGCGATGGGTCATCTGGAACTTCAAGGATTCCGAGTAAATAAACATCTTGTAATGGAGGACCATGGACTGGACCCGAATATTTTTTCAAAGTTCCAAAAAGTATTTTCTGGTCATTACCACACTCGTTCTGATAATGGACGCATCTTCTATCTTGGTAATCCTTATGAAATGTATTGGACGGATGTGAATGATACTCGCGGATTTCATATCTTTGATACCGAAACTCTAGAGCACACTCCAATCAACAATCCTTACAAACTTTTTTATAATGTTTATTATGAGGATACTCCACATCAGTTATTTAATGCCTCAGAATATCAGAATAAGATTGTAAAAGTCATTGTTCGTAAAAAGTCAAAACCAAAAGACTTTGAGAAGTTTGTGGATAAACTTTACGGTATTGGTGTTCAGGAACTCAAGATCATTGAAAACTTTGAGATTCAAGAATCAGAAGAGTTCCATATCGATGATGATGAAAATACCATTACGATTCTCAACCGTTACATAGACGAATCAGAGATTGAGTTTGATAAAAATCGTATCAAAACTATTTTTCAGGATTTATATAAACAGTCTTGTGAGGTGGAATGATGTTTTTACTGACTCTTAAGGGACGCAAAGATGATGGAGCATTTGCAGTTCAGGATAGGTATGGTGAAAAAGTCTTATTTCTATTTGAGGAAGAAGATGATGCAACAAGATATGCTATAATGCTTGAAGAGGATGAAAATTATAGTAAAGAAATGGAAGTAATAGAAGTAGATGATGAACTGGCAATAAAGACCTGTAAAATGCACAACTATAAGTATGCCGTGATTACTCCTAATGACATTGTGATTCCACCTCAACTATGATTACTTTTAAGAAAATAAGATATCGAAACTTTTTAAGTACCGGCAATCAATTTACAGAAATAGATTTCCAAAAGCATCATACCAATCTTATTATTGGAACAAATGGTGCTGGAAAATCAACCTGTTTAGATGCACTAACATTTGCCTTATTTAATAAAGCATTTCGCCGTATTAATAAAAATCAACTTATCAATACTACTAATGAAAAGGATTGTGTTGTAGAAATTGAGTTTTCTATTAATAGTAAGAACTATCTGGTTCGTCGGGGAATAAAACCCAATATTTTTGATATTGAAGTAAATGGCAATCTCCTTCACAAGGAAGCAGATGACCGTGTAAATCAAAAAATCTTGGAAGAAAGTATTCTTAAGGTAAACTATAAATCATTTGCTCAAATCGTGATATTAGGTTCTAGTGACTTTGTTCCTTTTATGCAACTTACAACCGCAAATCGTCGTGAGGTAATTGAGGACTTGCTGGACATTCGTATTTTTTCTTCAATGAATAGTCTTCTCAAAGAAAAAATAAGAGAACAAAAAGACTCTATTAGATCTCTGGAACTCTCAAAGCAAAATCTAAAAGAAAAAGTCCAAATGCAGCAGGACTTTATTGAAGAGTTGGAGAATAGGGGCAAAGATAAAATCAACAATAATCAACAAAAGATTACAAAGTTGATGGAAGAAGTTGATTCTTATTCAGATCAAAACTCTTCGATTGAAGAAGATATTTTTAGATATACGAAAGAGCAAAAAGAAGTTGTTGGTGTTGATGAAAAGTTGCGGAAACTTAACAATCTTAAAGGTAAAATCTCTCAGAAAGTATCTAACATTACTAAAGAGCATAAGTTTTTTAATGAAAATACGGTATGCCCTACTTGCACCCAATCGATTGATGAAAGATTTCGCCTAGATAAGATTGCTGACGCTCAAAATAAAGCGAAAGAACTACAGGATGGATATAAAGAACTTGAAAACACAATCAAGTTGGAAGAAGAACGAGAACTTCAGTTTATCGCTCTATCAAAGGAGATTACTAAACTCAATCATGAGATTTCTCAAAACAATACTCGAATTTCTCTTAATCAAAGACAAATCCGAGATCTTGAATCTGAAGTTCAGGAACTTACCGAACAACTTAAAAATCGAAATACTGAACATGAGAAGTTAGAACAGTTTAGAGAAAAGTTACAAACCACAATCGAAAATCTATCAGAAAATAAAGAACAAATTGTTTATTATGATTTTGCCCATTCCCTTCTTAAGGATGATGGAGTAAAAACTAAGATTATTAAAAAGTATCTGCCTTTTATTAATCAACAGGTCAATCGTTATTTGCAGATGATGGATTTTTATATTAATTTCCATCTTGATTCTGAGTTTAATGAGAGCATACAATCTCCTATTCACGAAGACTTTTCTTATAGTTCTTTTAGTGAGGGTGAAAAGGCAAGAATTGACCTTGCCCTTATTTTTGCCTGGCGTGAGGTTGCTAGAGTTAAGAACTCCGTGAACTGTAACATTCTTTTATTTGATGAGGTATTTGATTCTTCACTTGATGGATTTGGTGCTGATGAGTTCTTGAAGATTATTCGTTATGTGATTAAGGATTCTAATATTTTTGTAATCTCCCATAAGTCCGACTTACACGACAAGTTTGATAATGTGATTCGTTTTGAGAAAAAGAACGGATTTTCTTATAAATCGGAGTCTTGACGGCAACCATCCTACATAGTATGATGGTCTCATCGCCCAACAGGAAAATGAACGTCCCCAATCGGTATCACCACTCCAAGAAGGAGCAGAAGCGGAAACTTAAACCACAAGCACTCCGACAAGCAAAGGCACGACGCCAAGCACTCAAGAAGCGTCTCCAACACGGGGACGCTTTTTCTTTTATAAATAACTAAAAAGTTTTTGTAGCGATGGCAAAAGACGAAACCGAAGAAGGTATTACAGGACAACCAATTCCTAAGAAAAAATTGGGTCCTGCAAAAAGGCACGAGTTTGAAAAGAAAAGAAGAGTAGCAAGAAAGGAGAGAGGTGATGATAGGGTAGGAAATACTTTTTCTCAACATAGAATGACTGGTAGTAGAGGTCACGGATCTGAATATCAAAATACTCGTTCAATCCGCGAAGAAGTTCTTTCATATCTTCTTGATGAAGGTTTTGCTTCTGATGAGAAGTCTGCAGAGGCAATCATGTGCGCTATGAGTGAAGCATGGATTGGGAGTATTGTTGAAGAAATTCTTGATGAGGAAAAAAAGGAATTTCCGAGTGATAAAGTAAATAAGAAGGCTGCTGAACACGAGCGTGATTATCTTAAAAGACCAAATTCTTATGCCGGTCAAAGCTCTAAGTTAAAATCTAAAAAAATGAGAGCGATTAAATCTACTGTCGATGTTGGTGATGATCCAAGAAATACTATGCATGGTCAAGATTTGAGAAAAATCAAAACCAGACCGAATATAGATTGAATTAGGAAAGAGTGAGACCACTTTTTAAACTGGCACATTAGAGGGTCTCACCACCCTCTTTTTTTGTATGATA